CAAAACATAAACCAGCTCCAAAAGCTGAAGATGTTCCACAATGGTTAACATTTGATGCTATTGGAATTAATTTGAAATAAAATGAGTCTCAATCCTAATATGAAAAAAGTTATTACAGAAAAGAACAATTTGGAGAAAAAATTGGTTTCTGAAGGTCTAACGACAAAAGAAAAACAAATATTGAAAAATCTTAAGTCAAAATTGAACGAGGCCCCAATCGATTATGAAGGCCCTGAAAGAATGGGACGAGATATCGAGAGAAAAATTACAGGAAAGGAAACTCCATATTCTGAACACCCTGCTTTACCTAAGGGTGACAAAGATTTTGTTGAACTAGTTTCATCTAAGAGATTTAAAGATTCCGTAGATACTGTAAGAAGATATTTGGGTACAACCGCACCATTACAAGGAGGTAACCCACTTATGCAACTTATGGGTATGGCCATGCAGTCATTACAACAAGTAATGAGAATCGAGTTCCAAAATAAAGAATATTTGGAAAGATTAGCGGTTGATTTAGTTAAAAAAGAGATGGGTATTCCTGATGGAGCTATGCAATTTGATGCAAAGTTGGTTTCAGGGCCAATGTCTTCAGCGGAAGGAATGAGGTCCACACCTCAAACACCAAGTAAAGAAGATGTAAAACAAGCCTTCAAACACCAAGAAGAACTAGAAGATTTTGCCGACGAGTTTGAGAAATTTAACTTAGAGAAAGCAAAAAGAAGATTTATTAATTCTCTTATACAAGGAGCCTCTAAAAAAGGACATTATATGTTTGAATTGGTAAGGGATGAATTAAATCGTTTGGACCCAAACTTGGTTAACTTATATGGTGTAAATCAATCACTTATGGACCACCTTTATTGGGTAATGCCCGATATGGAAAATATGGCGGCAAGTGGTGGAGGTCAAATGGGTCAAACAAGCGTTGACCCCGAAACCGACCCCCCAACAGTTAAAGCAAGAGCAGCAACTTTTCCACTTCTTATTCACGAATTGATTAAGGGTGTTTATGAAATATTTGGTACTCACGGGTTGCCTGATGACCCACGTCAGGCTGAAATGGTGATGGGTTCTGAAGACACTTTACCTGCGGAAATATGGGATATGAGATTAGGTCCAATATTTTGGGAAAAATTTACTGAAGCTTATCCAATTGAATTATTTGATGAAGATAAGAAGCACATTCAACATTATTTGTTTATGAGATTCTCTAAGTTACCAGCCGAGGATTTCTTCAAATTTGCCAAAGCGGTATTGAATGGAGACCCATCAGGAACAAAGGCCATACAAAGAATGGTTGATGAAATTGTTTCTGATTTAAAGAAACAAGAATACGAACAAGAGGCCTCCAAATGGGAGGACGATGATATTGATGATGTTGACCTAAGTAGTTTAGGTCTTTAATTTAAACCCCCACTTAGTTGGGGGTTTTTGTTTATTTTATTATTTCATTAATTATCATTAAAAAATGAAATTACATTTAGGCTGCGGAACAAAAATTATTGATGGATATGTCAATGTTGACATAAGACCAGAATTAAATTGTGACATTGTTGATGATATAAAAAATTTAAATACTTTCGAAAATGATGTTGCGGAAGAAATATATGCTTGTCACGTATTAGAACATTTTTCTAGACACGAATACAAAGAAGTACTCAAAAGATGGTTTAATGTTTTGAAAAAAGGTGGAGTTCTTAAATTATCAGTACCTAATTTAGAGAAAGTTTTTGAAAAATATTCAGAAGGTACTGATTTAAAAACCCTAATGGGTTTATTATATGGAGGTCAGACATACCCTGAAAATTACCATTATGTTGGTTTTGATTACAAAACATTAGAAACTGATTTGTTGGAAATAGGGTTCTCAGGAATTGATTTATGGGATTGGAGATTAACATCTCATTCCCATATTGATGATTTTAGTCAATGTTATCTTCCGCATATGGATAAAGATAACGGAACATTGATGAGTCTGAATATAAAGGCTATCAAATAGAATATAAACCCCCACTTAGTTGGGGGTTTAATATTTATATACAAATACAGTCTTATGACAAAAGAACAATTGATGATGGAATACGTAAAGTGTATGAAGGACACTCCATACGCATTACGTACATATTTACAAACTTACGATAATACAGTTTCAAAATATGTGCCGCTAGAATTATTTCCTGACCAAATATCGCTATTAAATGACTACGAAAATTTTAATGAAAATATTGCACTGAAATATAGACAGGCGGGAGTTTCTACGGTTACCGCCGCATGGGTTTCAAAAAAACTGGCCTTTGCTAAAAAAAACAAACCTGAGAAAATTCTAATTATTGCGAACAAACTGGATACCTCTCAGGAAATGGCAAATAAAATTAGAGCATTTATTGGACAATGGCCTGATTGGGTTGGTATTGATTTCTCAACTGAAAAAGACTCTCAGAAACACTATAAATTAAATAATGGATGTGAAGTTAAAGCGGTTGCAACATCTAAGGATGCGTTACGCGGTTTCACACCAACAATATTGATATTTGACGAGGCTGCGTTTATCGATGCCGACAGTGATTTTTGGGCGGCTTGTATGGCGTCCTTATCTACAGGAGGTAAAGTAATTGTTGTATCAACACCAAACGGATATGACCCAATTTATTATGAAATTTATGACCAAGCACTTAGAAATATGAATGACTTCAAAATATCTGAGATGTATTGGTTTAGAGACCCTAGATATACTAAAGACTTATACCTTGTCAAAACCAAAGATATAATTCACTATCTTTTGAACAAAGAAGATTACACAAAAGATGACATAATAAGTTGGGAAAATATACCTTTTGATAATAGAAACTACGAGGAGCTTAAACTGATTATGGATACAGGTTACAAACCCTGCTCAAACTGGTTTGAGGGTATGGTTAAAAAACTTAAATACGATAAACGTAAAGTATCTCAGGAATTGGAATGTAACTTTTTAGGTTCAGGAGATAACGTATTTGATTCTAATTTATTACAGAGAGTTAAAGAAAATTATATAAAAGACCCCCAAAATAAAATGATGGGTAACGCTTTATGGATTTGGAGAGAGCCGGTGGTTGGTCACAAGTATGTTATGGGGGTTGATGTTAGTAGAGGGGATAGTGAGGATTTCAGTTCGTTTCAAATAATCGATTTCGATGAGAGAGAACAAGTTGCGGAATATGTTGGAAAACTTCCTCCTGACACAATGGCTGAGGTTTGTTACAAATGGGCAAATATGTATTCTTGTTTTGTTGTGATTGATATCACTGGCGGTATGGGTGTTTCTACTGCTCGTAAAATGCAAGAGATGGGATACAAGGATTTATATGTTGATGGTGTGGATGTTGCAAACAAATGGAAGTGGGACCCTAAAGCCGCTGAAAAAATTCCGGGAATAAATTTTAATAATAAACGTGTCCAAATCATAGCTTCGTTTGAGGAAGTCATGAGGCACGATTTTAAGATTTATAGTACAAGGTTATTCAATGAGATGAATACATTCATCTATGTTAATGGAAGACCTGACCACCAAAAAGGACACCATGACGACTTAATTATGTCGATTGCTATGGCTACATATGTTGCTGAATCCTCGTTTAGTCAATTAACCAAAGTTACTGAACAAACTAAAGCAATGATTAATTCATGGTCCGTAAGTAACAATGATAATATTACTAATCAAATAGCCTTCAATCCCGTAATGCCGAATATGAACGAAAGACTACCTCAATTTGGTCAACAAAGTGTCACCAGAGACGATTACATGAAATATAATTGGTTATTTGGAGGACGTTAATATTTATATAATTGATAAAGTGATTAAATTACCTTAATGGAAAATAATAAGCAATTAACGGTTTGGCAAAGATTAACAAGAGCGTTTGGACCTAACGCCTTACTGAACCAAGATTACCCCACATATAAATTTGACAAACAGGAGTTATTAAAAACTACTTCTAAGCAAGAATACGAAAAAGAGTTATTACAAGCTCAACAAACTTTTTATCTTGCAAACCAATGGACAAAAATAGAAAGTAATCTTTATACACAAGCGGTTTATTACGAACCAACAAGACTAGCCTCATTTTACGATTATGAATCCATGGAGTATACTCCTGAGATTTCAGCGGCTTTGGACATTTACGGGGAAGAATCAACCACCGTGGACCAAAATGGACATATGCTACAAATTTATTCTGAGTCTAAAAGAATAAAGGGAATACTTGCAGATTTATTTAATAACGTTTTAGATGTAAACACCAATCTTCCAATGTGGACAAGAAACACATGTAAGTACGGTGATAATTTTGTTTACTTAAAATTGGATTCTGACAAAGGGGTTGTTGGTTGTATGCAACTTCCAAATATAGAAATCGAAAGATTGGAGAGAGGCATGCCGGCCAAGTCTCAAAATGTCGAAGAACCAAAAGAAAATAGAGGTTTAAGATTTAAGTGGAAGGCAAAAGACATGGAGTTTAATTCATGGGAAATTGCTCACTTTAGACTTATGGGCGATGACCGTAAATTACCATATGGTACGTCAATGTTAGAAAAGGCTCGTCGTATTTGGAAACAATTATTGTTATCAGAGGACGCTATGTTAATATATAGAACATCTAGAGCCCCCGAAAGACGTGTATTCAAAGTCTTTGTAGGTAACATGGATGATAAAGATGTTGAGGCATATGTACAACGTGTTGCAAATAAATTTAAAAGAAGTCAGGTAGTTGATAGTCAAACAGGTAACGTCGACCTTAGATTTAATCAAATGGCGGTTGACCAAGATTACTTTATTCCTGTTCGTGACACTCAACAGGGTTCCCCAATTGAGACACTACAAGGTGCTCAGAATTTATCTGAAATTGCCGATATTGAGTATATCCAAAAGAAATTATTGACAGCACTTCGTGTCCCTAAAGCATTTTTAGGTTTTGAGGAAGTAGTTGGTGAGGGTAAGAACTTGTCACTGCAAGATATTCGTTTTGCTCGTACAATTAATAGAATACAGAAATGTATGATTGCCGAATTAAATAAAATTGCAATCGTACATTTATTTTTACTAGGTTTTGAGGATGAATTAACAAATTTTACTTTAGGTTTAACAAATCCATCGACACAAGCTGATTTATTGAAAATTGACGTTTGGAAAGAAAAAATGTTACTCTATAAAGATGCTGTTACGGCTATTGAGGGAATTGCTCCGACATCAGTATCTTGGGCTAAAAAACACATTCTAGGATTTAGTGACGAAGAAATTAAACTCGATTTACAACAACAAAGAATTGAGAAAGCGGTTGGTGCCGAATTAACCAATACCGCAACAATCATATCACGAACTGGTGTATTTGATAATGTTGATAAATTATACGGAGGTTCGGCAACAGGTACAACATCAGGGGCCGCCGCGGCTCCACCACCTCCACCAGGAGGGGCTGAAGGAGGAGGGGCCGAATTACCTCCCCCACCACCGCCAGCCGAAGGAGGAGGGGTAACGCCTGAATCATTTAATAGAGATAATTTGAATATACTATTGGAGAGTGATTCATTAATTGAAGAGGAATCTTATATAGATTTATCTAAAGCCAGAAATTCATTGGGTGAAATGGAAACACAATTGAAAAAACTTCTGAGAGATTGATATTTATAATAAAAAAAAGAAATGATTAAGTTCGGAAATATTAAATCTAAGATTGAAGAGAAATTACTCGAATCGTACTCAAATAATACATTTAAGACTGAAATGAAAAATTTTAAGTCTTTAGTTTTGGGTGATAAAAATATAAGTAAATTATTTTATTTATATGATGAAATGAGTTCTAACAAAGGTTTAAATGAATCTTTAGTCAATGATTACATTTATGAATGTATTACAATTTATGAAAATACAATAAATAAGATTGACGAAAAAACAATTTCTAAACTCAGAAAATGGGTATCAGGAGTTGAGTGTAAAAACAACTACGAAAATATAGATAACTTATTTTCTACTGACGTTTTAACAATAGAATCTAGATTAAAAAGTAAAAAAATAATTTCTGAAAATTTAATTAAATCTCCCGAGACTAAAAATTCAGAAACTGTTAATTTACCAATTTCTACTATGGTTAATATTGCTAATAAAACTTTTTCCACATATGTAGAAAGTTTAAATGAATCTGATAGAAAGGATTTAATTAACTTTTTGAAAACGGATGATTCTGAATTGGAAGGTAAGTTTGAAATTATGAAAGAAGAAGTTAAAACAAAATTAGCTACTTTAAAAGAGAGCACAGAAGACTCGGATACTTTGAACAAAGTAAACGAAACTATAGGAAGAGTAGAATCTGAAACTTACAACAAACTATCATACTTCAAACTGAAAAACCTGAACGAAAGTCTTTAATTGTTCGAATCTTTCATTTTTTGAACATACTTGGCTTTTTTAAGAATATCCCTCTTCTTAACAGATTTTTTCTTATATTCTTTTCTGTTAACCAACTCAGCAGTTTGTTTTGTTCTAATAACCTTACTCTTGAGAATTTTTAGAGCTTTCTCAATCCCAACATTTTTATCTAACTTTACTATTATCATATATAAGAAATATCTATAAATTAATTTTTTTTTGACTATCGGTACAAATATACTTATTTTTTTTAAAAATAAACTTGTATAATATGGAAAGTTGATGAAAAAAGGGAAGACCTCGCAGATACAGGGGTTCAAAACGGCCAAAGTAATTTATGGTACGGTAGATTCAGTTGAATTCAAATCATTATATTTAAACATCCAAACGTGGGTGGAACCTAAAATAAACTCTGAAAATTGGAATAGAATTGTTCTTAATTTAAGTAGATTCATAAAACATTCAGTATTAGAGTCTTTAGACAAAACACTTTTTGATAATAAATTTATTGTAGATTTAGATTTAAGGTCTAGCGGACTACAGAAGGGAAAAAAATCATTCTTAAATTTAGAAGTTAATTTTTATTTGACAGGTAAGGAAACTGATTTTAAATCTCGAAGACTCAAAGAATCCTTAAAAAAAATATGTAAACAAATATTCCAAGATAACTTTACAAATAACGAATACTTTAAGTTCCAATTGACTAAAACTAAAAAAACTAAGGTAGAAAAATTAGAAACTGATATTCTTTAATATTTATAAAGAAAATTAAAGATGAATCATCAAATTTTACAACCCGGTCAAAGCGGTAAGGGGATACTTGTTGAATATGACGCAGGGTATATATCACCAAACGAAAATCGTAACGCCGATTTAATACGTGAGTCTAAGGGAATGTTGGACCACTCAAAACCATTTGAGTTTTACGCGGTATTACAAAAATATAACACTCCAAATAGAAATGGTAGAATATATCCTGAAAAAATATTAAAAAGAGAATGTGAAAATTACAAAAAAATGATTAACAAAGGTATTGCGTTATCTGAACTTAATCACCCTGAATCATCTTTAGTTGATTTGGATAGAGTTTCACATTTAATAACTGATGTATGGTGGGAAGGTCCTATATTAATGGGTAAACTTAAACTATTAACATCACCAGGATTTCATGAAAGAGGAATAGTATCGACCAAGGGAGACCAAGCAGCTAATTTACTTAGACAAGGTGTTACTTTAGGTATATCATCCCGTGGAGTCGGAACTCTAAAAAAGGTAGGGGACCAAAACGAAGTACAGGATGATTTTGAATTAATCTGTTTTGATTTAGTATGGTCACCATCAACACCAGGAGCATACCTTTTCAACGAGCCAAACGATAGATTCAACTTTGAAGAAAACTTGGAAGAGGAAAATAAAATGAAAGCCGAGAGAACCTCTGGTGAAAATTCAAACAAGTCACTTGACTTAATGAAAAAATTAAACGATTATTTGAAATATTAATATAAATTATTATGGACGAAAAATATTTTGTAGCAAAGATTACAACAGACATGCCTGACCCCGAGACAGGCAAAATTAAAAAAATGAGACAAGAAAAATTGGTGAAAGGTTATTCGCCAACAGATGTTGAGGCAAAAGTGACTAAAGTTTTTGAGCACTATTCCGAGGATTGGAGAATAACCGCTATTGTTGAAAGTAAGATTGATGAGGTGATAGAATAATCTTAACATATCAATAAGAGAGAAAGGAGGGGAAACCCTCCTTTTTTATTTTGTCAAAAATCAAAAAATAATAATTTAATTGTAGTTTGAATTAATTTTTTTTGAAATTCCACAATATTTATATAAAAATTAAAACCAAAAAATGGCAAAAGAAAAATCAATTGTTGAAGAGGCAATCATCCAAATGAAGAATTTGGAGGAAGCGGTTGCTGAAAATGCAAAAGGAATACTTGCTTCTACTATGAAGGAAGAAATCAAAGAATTAGTAAAAGAATCTCTGACTGAACAAGAAGATGAGATTGAAATGGAACCTGAAATGGACATGGATTCTGATGAGACAGAAATGGAAACAGATGACGAAATGGATTCTGATGAAATGGAAGACGAGGATGAAATGGAAATGGATGGAGAAGAGGAAGATATGGAAGAACCTATCGACCTTACCGATAAATCAGACGAAGAAGTACTTCGTGTATTCCAACTCATGGGACCTGATGATAACATAATCGTAACAAAAGACGAGGCTGGAAACATCAATCTTAAAAATGATGAAAATGAATACATGATTGTAGGTGAGTCTGACGAAGAAGAGTTTTATGAAGAGGAAGGAGAAGAGTACATGGAAACTGCCGAATCTGTTGACGACATTGTTGACAGTTTATTCAGTGATTCTAATTACGATGAAGATGAGTACACTTCCGCCGATTTAGATGACTTAGAAACAAGACTTCGTGATAAATTTGGAGATAAATACGACAAAGGTGAAGTATTTATGGATTATCCTGAAGACGAAGACGAATCTTATGAAGAAGAATCTGAAGGAGAAGAAGTAGTTTATGAAATCGATATGTCAGATTCTGGCGAAGAAAGTATCTACGCCGACGAAGAAGGACCTATGATGGAAGAAGACGAAGTTCTCTACGAAATAGAAATGTCTGAAGATTCTGACGAAGAAGACTACGAAGAAGAGGAGTATGAAGAATACAATGAATCTTTGGAAGAGTCTAAAA